TCTTTCCATCCATGGAATTAGCTATAAAGAATTTGGCGATGCCATTGAAGCTTATTTAATGGATGATCCCCATCCTTGGGCTCACCATTGGAAGGATACCGTGGCCGGAAAAGCCGTCTACGCTTTTGACAAAGGTCTTCGCTCTGCCGCCGAGGTGGCGCGTGAGAATGGAATGGAGCGGGCTTTTACCATTGCTCCTACTGCTTCATGCTCCTACCGTTACCTTGACACTCGCGGCTTCACCACTGCGCCAGAAATCGCTCCCCCCATTGATCGTATTGTTGATAGGGATAGTGAAACCATGGGCGTGGAGCGCTTTGAATATGGACCAGTGGAAATTGCCGAGGAAGCTGGCTGGGAGACTTTCAGGAAAGTGGCCGATGGCATTATGCGCCTGATGGGGAGCACTGGTCTTCTTCATGCTTATTCCATGAACTGGTGGTCTGATCTTGTTGCTTGTGACGAGGTATTCCTTCGCGACTGGTTGCAAAGCCCGCAAATTTCTTTGTATTACGCTCTTCAAGTGCAAGCTGGCACTCAAGCAAAGGATGATGTTGGAGTAGAATTAGGGGAGAGTCTGACCGATTTCTTCGGGCTAGAAAGCGAGCCACAAGCTTGCTCTATGGAAACAGGATTTTGCAGCAGTTGCGCTGAATAGTCCTCTTCTTTTTGTTTAATTGAGGGCAGCAAATGCTGCCCTTTGCTGTCTCATTTTCCATTCGCAAATAGCAAATCATGGCGGTTCTTGATTATTTCTCTGCAGTGGCTAAAAAGCGTCCTTGGCAGGCAATGGCCGTAACTAAAGGTGAGTTTGTTCCTGGCTCTGAGGAAACCATTTTTCGGGCTCTTGCCATTCGTCATCTTGAGCTTCCCGTTAAGGATATGCTCTTCGAGGGGCTAAAGCGGGACCTGCCTGATTCCCCAGGTCTTGTCGAAAGCATTGAAAGCAATATTTTGGATGAAGAGAAACACGATCTTGCGTTGAACTATGTGGCTGCTGCTCATGGCGTAGATGAAAAAGCCGAGGCGGAAGCCCTGCGTATTCGTCAAGCTTGGTACGATCACCCCGCCCATCCCATTGCAAAAGTGGCCACGCTTGAGCGCAGCTTGTTCTTTACGATTTTGCCTTTTTTCCGTTTCAATGGAGACAAGGGACTTCGCACTGTCGCGACGGATATAAGTCGTGATGAGATCTGTCACGCATATTGCCATACGAAAATTTGTGAAGAAGCAAATGAAAAGTATGGCGAGAGCTTGAACAAGCTGCGCAAAATGACTGCATTGTGGATTTATGACAAGCTTGGCAGCTCGTCCAATAAGTATTTGGACAAAGATTTTTGGCTTCGTCAAAGTGACAGCTTGTTCTACAGCGGCAAAGCTCCCGAGCTGAATGCGACGAGGGCATCGTCCGTACCAGCGTTCTTTGAAACGAATGCGCTAAATCTTCCAAATTATGGTAACGCTTGATACATTTTGAATGCAAGGCGCCTTTTCGGGGCGCCTTTTGCTATGCTTGTCGAGTTCCCGCTCTGCCTTGCATCGGGCTACCATCCTTGCTGCTCTGTCGGCAAGGAGCAATCAAGGGGAATGGGCACTGCGTCGATTCTGGTTTGGCAATTCGTCGAACGTCCTTGATTTGCGTTTTGATAGAGGGCAAGCCTCTGTTTGGATACGCCTGGTTAACTCACAGCCCGATTGTCGGTAGGCCAGTCACGCTTGCTCCATCACCCCCCCCTCCATGCTTAGCTCCCAGACGGGGACCATTTTCCTGACGTCGGGAAAATGGTTTTTAGGGATGACGCACAAACAGGAGGGGCCTTGCATCTTGGTGTACGGAACACGCTAGGCCATGGAGCCTAGAGTACTGGGTTCAATTCCCAGGGATGTCCTATGATGAATCCGCCTTTCCATTGAACCATGGCACGGTTTCGCATTCTTCGGCGGCCCAGTGAAATTCTGCCCCTTACCACTGTTTATGACGTTCAAGAGCGAACGTTTTGGTGGTGGCACACCATTTCTTCAAGTTGGCTTTCTTTGGAAAACGCAGAAGAATCCATTGAAGCTATCAAAAAGATGGAGAACATAGACTCTCGCCCTCAAATAGTCAAGGAGTGCGATTAATGTTTAAACCATCGCCTCGTGCGGCCACGTATGGCATTGGTGAAGATTTACAAACAGTTCTCAAATATTTAGCAAGAAGGCTAAATGTCAGCACTGGCACCATCATTGCAATGGGAGTGGCGGCAATAGAAGAAGCAGTGAAGGTGCAAGGAGAAGATTCTTACGTCGTCAATATTGGAAAAGACGGGCAAGTAACGGGCTGCAAATTAAGCGCCTACCTTGAGCATGCGCGGAGCAAGAAATAATGAGTGCTTTCGTCACGTCAGATACTCACTTCGGTCATGCAAAGATGATTGATTTCGTGCGTCCTGATGGTGAACCATTACGTCCGTTTGCATCGTGTGAAGAAATGGACGAAACAATTGTTGAACGATGGAATGCGAAAGTACGCAAACGTGACACTGTTTATCATCTTGGTGACGTAGTTATTCCTCGTGCATCGTTAAAGCTTCTTTCTCGGCTTAATGGAAGAAAGATTCTCATTCGCGGCAATCATGACCAAGGCGCATTGAAAGACTATTTGCCATATTTTGAAGACGTGAGGGGAGCATTCTTCCATCCTTGTGATAGCACATTTCTTGGCGGGCTAATTTTCACGCATATTCCTGTACATCCATCGTGCCTTTCAGGGCACTATACGGGCAATGTGCATGGCCATTTGCATTGTCATCAAATTCTTGCTGAGGATGGAAAAGTGGATAAGCGCTATTTCAACGCATGTTTAGAAAGGAATGGCTTTGCTCCTGTATCATTTGAAGCAGTGAAAGACTATTTCAGGAAGTGAAAAAGCTTTGGAGGGTATGGGCGTTAAGCCTCGGCGAAAAAGCAGGAAGACATGATCGCGAAGCTGATGCCGTTGCCGTCATTCGCACAATTATCCTCGTCTCTTATTTAATTACAAACATTGCCATTGTCGCTAATGCCTGGCGCCATTGGAACAATGTGGAGTGTATCCCACAGGCTACAAAAAAGGGGCCTTAAGGCCCCGTCTTTTTAAAACCAAGACACGAATTAAAACTAATGGGGCTTAGGCGCGTAAGCAACGCCGCGATAAACAAGCGAAGCATGTTGAGCTTCACGAAGGCGAGCAGCTTTCTCAAGCTGTTGCTTGATCAGAGCAAGAGGGTTCATGGTGGTTCTCCATAACCTTGAGGCCCGTTCCATCCTCAAGTGATATGCAGCCCTAGGGCCGAACGTATTCTTACTGTAGCAAAGAATGCAAAAGTAGCCAAGGAGCTGAGGGCGGGGCTTCAATCCGCCTTTGTACAGCATTTAACCATGAGTTGGCTCATAGCCTTGGCTCCATTTTTTGGCAACGAACAGTATCCCCCGATACTGTTCTTTTAAAACGCTGGCCAGCGTGCTTCGCGAAAGCTTTGAAATCATAACACAACGCTGGTCAGGCATCATATTCTCTTAAGCCTTCATCGCCTGTATTGTCTGGCATGTAGTCGTCATCAGTGGCCTCTGCTTCCCATGAGCGCTCAAGCTGCTCTTCTGTTTTCAAGCGTTTGGCATGAGCCTTTAGCTTTGGCAGCAATGTAGGAATGTATAGATGTTCTGCAGCAAGAAGCTGGAGAGCAGTTTGCCTGCTAGCCGGAGCGTTTTCTAGCAATGCCACTAGAAACTTTGTTTCCTGCATGGTTAATTTGCAATAAGTCACATCATCGAAGAACTATTGTTTGAAAATCATACTAGGAAATTAAGCTTTCGATCCAACCAATGTCGTCGTCTTTACTTGCAGCAAGAATGGCACCTGCCATTGCAAAAGCTAAGTCATCAATGCCACTAGCCTTGCCACCAGTTACGCTCCATTGTCCACTTGGTTTATAGATGACAGTGAGATTTTTGAGTTGCATGAGAGCTTTTTCATGGCGATAAATATTGATTTGCCCCGCATTGAAAAGCTCTCGCATTTTGCTAAAAGCTTTCATCTTTGAACTAACTGTCCACGTAAGCTCAGTAATAGGCAGGTCGCTGGCAAGGCTTTGAATGGTGCCAGCACTATTGAACTGGTCCATCACAATCGTGTCAAACACATACAGGCGATGTTGTTCCTTAATCCAATCTTCCACTGCATTGATATTGACTTCCATCCTTCCATTGATTTCAAAATCAGCAACGAAGGAATGGAATTTATCTACGACTAGCGTGCCGTTTTCATAGTGAACAATACAAGCAGTGTAGTCGTCACGGCCAACGCCACCACGGGCGGGGTCAAGGGCAAGCACGTAAGCTCCCTGGAATTCAGGGCGTGGTGGAAGTGTTGCACGGCGATCATCAATACAGGCATCAATTACATCGCTATTGACTAGCGCCGAGAGATTGGAGGCGAATTGAGCCCCATATTCCACTTTAAATTTTTCAGGATCACGCTGTCTTTCTGTGTCAAGAAACTCTTGCGAAATATTTGGGTTCATCTCCCACGTTGGGAGATTCACTGCTTGCATAAAAGGAAAACGTCCTGATGATGCTTCTTTGAAATGCTGGTAAAAAATACCGTCGGTCAACCATGGAGAAGAGAGTTCGAGGATGCGCCCTTTGCCTCCAAACTGAGCGATGGCAGGAGATAGTGCGTCATAAATGCCACGGCCTCCACTATTTGCATCGCCTTCAGTGGCAAATGCAAGCTCGTCAAAAACTGCTCCAGCACAAGCAAGACCACGAGCAGCACGGCCAGACGTGGGAATAGCTTTGAACACGCAATTGTTGCTTAGTTCAATGATGTCGGCAGTTTCGCGGATGATTTCCTGAGCGAAGGGACTTTCAATAATTAATTGACGAATGTTGTTTAGGGCAATGCGAGCCTGGTCTTGCGAGTTGGCTACCGTCACTACATACCATCGTTCTCCTTTTCTCACCTTTCGACGGTATTCTTCTTCTAGAACGAAGCACATATAGATGCATGCAACGGCAGCCATCAATGTTTTGCCGCTTCTTCGTCCAAGTGCCCACACTGCATGCGACTTACCTGGCTGAAAGAATTCATCAAGAATGCGAGCTTGAGAAGGATAGAGTTCTAGGCCAAGAGCATGTTTGGCGAATTGACTGCAAGTAAGGTTCACTTGTATTTCAACAGAGACAGAGAAAGTAGTTCAGTTTTAGGAACGAAATATGCGAGGCGTCCGCCTGCAGGATCCTTTTTCCATTGTTCCTTCATGGCATCAGCAGCTTGTATCCAACCATGGATGAGCGTAATGCGATTTTGAATTGTAACTAGCACCAATATCTTATCTGGACTTTCATCAAGCTGCACTATTAAATCGTAATAATGCTTAGAGCGAGTTTTAATGTCAATGTTTGGTGGAAGGTCGAAAGAGCCGCGTTTTGCTTCTGTTTCTTGATAGAGCTTATCTTCCATTCCGAGCATTACGGCTACAGCCATTTCGCCTGCGGCACCAAGCAAATGGTAACGAAGAGCAAGTTCTCCTTTCTCCGCTTTTTCCCCACCATTGTTCCGGCTTTTTCTGCATTGCTGCTCATTGAGAGACTGCCTGCGAAAGGCTTCGGCACGAGCACGTTGCCGCTGGTCGGGAGTGAAAGCAAAAGTGAGAGGCATTAACCAGTCCATAATGGCTAGCATCTGCGGCCAATGTATCCAAGAATTAGACTAGAAGCAATACAACATAGCCATTAGCGTTCGTTATGGAAGGCGAAGCAATTGATCTAGGGCATGCAAGTGCAGGCGGCATTCGTGCTGATGGCCTTCAAAACGTCCTGATTGGCATGGGGACTGGCCGTGATAAGGCCCAGTACACCAAGACTACAGCCACGGTATTCCTAGCTCAAGAGGAGCTTGAAAATCTTTATGGCGAATGGCTTCCTCGTCGCATTGTTGACATCTATGCCGATCAAGCCACTCGTAAAGGGTTTAAAGTGTTGTTTGGTGGTGACGGCGTAAGAGCCGAGGAAGTACAAGGCATTGAGCAGACGATTGAAGACCTCTACATCCTTGAACACCTCAACCTCGCAGCCAAAAATGCCCGCCTTTATGGCGGGGCTTGTTTATTGCTGTTTATTGATGATGGGCGTCCCGCTTATATGCCTGTCGATAAACGTAACATACGTCGCATTGAAGAAATTGAATGTCTTGACCGATGGCAGATTGCCCCAGTTATTAACGAAGAAAACTTATACGACTATTCAAAAGCCACTTATTATCAGATCATCTCTGGAGATTTGATTAACGAGCCAACGCTTACTTATATTCACAAAGATAGGATTTTGCGTTTTGATGGTGATTGGCTCCCCTATCGCATTCGGCAAAGGAATTATGGCTGGGGCATGAGCAGCTTGCAAACTGTTTATGACAGTTTCCGTCATTATTGGACGGGCCTTAATTCTGCCGCTACTCTCCTCACTGAATTTGATATTTTTGTTCATAAAGTGAGGGGCTTGGCGGCAATGTTGGCGGCTGGTAAAGAAAGCTCCATCCGTGATCGCCTACAAGTGAATGACATGAGCAAGAGTATTTATCGCGGCTATGCGATTGATGCTGAGAAAGAAGAGCTTGAATTTATTAGTCGTAACTTTAGCGGCATTGGAGAAATCCTTGAAAAGCTGCGCGTGGATATTATTGGCGCCAGCAAAATTCCTCACACTGTGCTATTTGGTGAAAGCCCGAGCGGCCTTGGCTCCACTGGTCGTAGTGAAGAGCGTGATTTTGCAAAGATGCTTTCTGATTATCAAAGTGTTCATTTCAAGCGGCCAATGAAAAAGCTGCTTGAATACATCATGCTGAGCAAGGAAGGCCCAACAAAAGGGGAGGTGCCTGATTCTTGGCGCATTGCCTTCAATCCATTGTTTGAGCTTAATGAGCGCGAAATGGCCGACGTGAGGGCTCGCGTTGCGGCTGTAGATGGTCGCTACATCCAGCTAGGAGTATTGACACCCAGGGAAGTGGCAGACGCTCGTTATGGCGGTTCTGAATGGAGCATGGAGCTTACGCTCGATCCTTCTGTGGAGCGGAGCAATGAACCTCCCACTCAAGATGGGGGTGAGGCCACCTCTAAGCGGGGTGGCTTGGCAGTGCCGCCTGGTGGCCGCGATCCAATGAATGAGGAAAACGGCACTCTTCCCATGGATGGAAGCAGGGAAGTGCAAGATGCTGCTGGCCTCTATCTCCCGCGTGATTTAGAGAAAGTGCGTGGAGACGTTGAATTTACTGACAAGGAGCTTCATCAACAAGCCATTGCAGCGGCAAAGGCAAAATTTAAGGAATGGCCTAGTGCTGTTGCTGGTGCTTATGTCACGCGCAAATATAAAGACTTGTACAAGAAAAAGCATGGATCTATGGAAGGAGCATTTAAAGGGAAAAAGCAAACTGCCGAATATTTCAAAAAGGATGCCATTGAGCCTCTCAAGACCAGCGGTCTCATTCTTGCTGACATTGACGAGGCTTCTCTTATTGATGAAGAAGACATTTCTGCTGCATTGAATCAATGGAAAGAAGAAGCGCCTGAGCGCTTTAAAGATATTCTGGAGGCAGAGGATGTCCAGCCTCAATGATCTTTCTCAATTTTCTGAAACCATTGCTCGCTTTGATGAATCATCCTGGCGCTACGACCCTATCAGTGGTAGGTATCGCGGCGCTAATGGACGGTTCCTCAGCGCTCGAGCAGTGGAAGCATTGGTGGATGGTCGCATTAATAAGCTTGGTACTGAGCTGCGGCGTTTTACACGCATGCTTGGCGATGGCGATATCACATTGGATCAATGGCAAGCAAGCGTAAGGGAAGCTCTTAAGCTTGTACATGTACAGGCAGCAATCATTGGCAATGGCGGACGCGAAACAATGGGGGCTGCCGACTGGGGGCGCATCGGGCAGCGTCTCCGTGTGGAATATGCTTACCTACAGAATTTTGCTAATGATCTTCTGGGCGCTCGCGTTTCTACTGCCCAGTCTCTTGCTCGCATCGGGCTATACGCTCAGTCTGTACGCTCGACTTACTGGGAAGGAACTACGATTCGCTCCGAAAAACAAGGATACAGCTTGATGCGACGTATCTTGGACGGTCAAGCGGAACATTGTCAAGATTGTCTTAATTATACAGCTCGAGGCGTGGTCTCCATCGGCAGTCTCCCTTTACCTGGTCAGCGTTGTGCTTGTAGATCCAATTGTCGCTGCAGCGTAAAGTATTTCAGGCAGCAGGCGCCTGTTGTGCCAGTGTGATTTGCAGCCTTAGCATTAGGCAAGCTTATTTTGTCTAATGGCTAAAATCCTTTATCTTGGCGACTGCAATGTTCAAACTGGGTTTGGGCGCGTAGCTGAAAACCTGCTACCAGCACTGGCTGATGAGCATGAAATTCACGTGCTGGCAGTGAATCACTGGGGTGATCCTCACGACATGCCCTTCAAGCTCTACCCAGCAATGGTGGGCGGTACAGATCCTTTTGGTTCTCATCGCGTGCCAGAAATGCTTGCTCGCGTGCAGCCTGATATTGTCTTCGCCGTAAATGATATTTGGATTTTGAAGAATTTGTGGGCACGAGCCAAGCCTTACAAGGAGCAGTTTGGTTTTAAATGGTATGGTTATTTCCCCGTGGATAGCTACGGCTTTTTCCCTGACGTGTTTGAAGGGTGTGAAGAATGGGATGGCATGGGCACCTATACGCAGTTTGGTCTAGAGGAAGTAAGGAAGGCTGGATGCAGCGTGCCATGTGACGTTATTCCTCATGGCATTGATCGCTCCACTTTCTTCCCAATGGACAAGAAGCTGGCTCGTCAAGAACTTGGCGTGGCAGATGATTTGTTTATTGTTTTTAATGGCAATCGTAATCAACCACGTAAGCGCATTGATCTAACCATTCGTGCCTTCATTGAATTTGCATTGGACAAGCCTGATGCCAGGCTTTGGCTCAATATGGGCGTAAAAGATCAAGGGTGGGATATTATTCCATTGTTTAAGCGTATGGCTCGTGATAATGGCTATAACGCAGATGGCAAGCTTATTCTTACTAGTAAAGATTTTGATACCACTCGCTGCCTCCCAGTGGAAAGGCTAAATGTTGTTTACAACGCTTGTGACGTGGGCATTAACACTTGCATTGGAGAAGGCTGGGGACTTGTTAATTTTGAACATGCTGCCGCAGGTATTGCGCAAGTAGTACCTGACCATACAAGCATGAAAGAAATTTTTCATGGCATCCCGCGCATTAACAATGAAAGCTGGGAAGTTGACAAAAACTATGGCTTGGATCGCGGCGTTCCTTCTGCGTCGCATTTGGCGGAGCTACTCACGCATTATTACAACAATCGCGAAGATCTAGAGGACGCCGGGGATTGGTGCTATGAGATGACATGTTCTCCTGCTTATGAATGGGGCAACATTGGAAAGCAAATGAGCGAGATTATTTGTCGCACATTGGAAGCCCCTACAAAGGCGGGAGAGGGCTTTGGAAAAAAGCAGAAGGGCTAGGGAGTCAATTTCCTGGCCTTTCGTCTTCCATCGTTAATTGCACTAGCTCGGACAATGTATTTTGCATTAGCTTGCCCGAAGATCCGCGCAGGCTTGTGTTTGAAAAACAAGCCGAGGCAGTTGGACAAAAGTTTCAATGGTGGGATGCCATTGACGGGAGAGGCAAAACAAGGGAAGCCTTGGAAACGCTCACGCCTTGGCCTGTGCGCTGGGGAGAGCCCAATAGCCACGATACGCTGCAGCGCTCCGGCGAGCTGGCTCTCATTCTTTCTTCCATCGCTCTGTGGGAGCATGCCTACGAGCAAGATTTTGATTATCTCGTGGTGATGGAAGATGATGCCAAGCTGCTTTTTCCATTGATTATTGAAGCGCCTGATGATGCCGATTTAGTATTTTTCAATGATCGCAGCAGGCGTGGTCCCAACGGTCTGACAAGCGGTTATGTTTGTGGAACAGACGGTTACTATGCTTCTCGTTCTGGCATTGCTAAGCTGCTTGAACTGTTTAAGCAAATTTATATGCCGCTTGACCTGCAAATGATTGCTCAAATGCCTCAAATGAAGCTTTGCGGCCATCATTTGGCGGAGCGTTTTAATACTGATGCCCCGGCATTATTGAGCTATACAATTAAGCCTTTAGTTGCCCATGGCAGTAGTATTTCTATTATCCGCTGATTATGATCTTTCATTGCTTTTATTGCAATAACATTGACCAGCAAATGCTTAGCCTCCATCAAGAGGCAGCTAAACTTGCTGGCATTAATGTTAAATATGCTCGCTTCGAAACGGAGGCTTTGAGGCGCATGGGGGTTAGCCCGCATGAAGCTCATGGACGTTTTATTGAAAGCATTATTTTGCAACATCCTTCACAAATTGTCGGAATCATTGATATTGATTGCATTGTTGCTAATAATAATTTTGTTCAGCAATGCGAAGATAAAGTGAGGGCCGATGGCACCATCTTGGGCCTAGCTCAAACTGCTAATCACTTGCCAAGTCGCAACGAAATTTACGCGGCGCCTGCATTCATGATGATTAACACTGATGCATGGCATGAAATGGGGCGACCTTCATTGTTTGCCCATGATTGTTTTGACACTGCACAAAAATTTAGCCATGAGCTAAAGGCTGTGCAAAAATTGTTTACAGTGATAATGCCTGATTGCCATTCGGGCATTGGCACATCTTGGCCATTGGCTGATCAAGGAAGCTATGGCATTGGTACACTGTATGGTGACAGACAAGTGTTTCATTTGTTCCAAAGCTCTAAAGGCCCTTCCTATATTCATTTAATGGAAGAGGCTGTTGCCACTCTTCGTCAAGGTTCTAGCTCTTTTTAACAATGTCAGTTCGTAAAACCAAGCCCGCTTCCTCCATTGTTCAAAAAGTGGAGACAGTAGCACCTCCCGTTGCGCCTTCTTTTTCTCGTCCGCCATTGCCCGCATTGCAAGGTGCTTCTGATGCATCGCGAGTGGTGGGCATCCTCACTGCATGTGGCATTGGTAATTGGAAGAATCCTGGCGGCACTGACAAGGAGCAATTGGCGTCTGGGGAACCAGGGCCTGGACATCATTCCTACGGTGCAGTTTATGAAGCCATTGTGAACTGGCTGCAAAATAATGGTGGGATTAAGAGCGTTCTTGAGATTGGCGTGCAACGTGGCGGATCGCTTTTGCTTTGGCAAGAAATGTGCCCTGGGGCCAAAGTAGTTGGCATTGACATTGAAAATCAAATTCACGAAAAAGTGCTTTCTCGGCTTGATTCAGACGGCGTGACCACTTTTTGGGGCGATGGTTATTCTCCAGAAATTGTTGCAAAAGTAAAAGCTTGTGGAGAATTCTCCTTGATTATTGATGATGGCCCTCATACATTTAAGAGCCAAAAGAAATTCATTGAACAATACCTGCCCCTGCTGGCAAAAGGAGGGGTGGCAGTTATTGAAGACATTCAAAGTGAAGAAGCAATGCTAGAGCTGGCAAAGGCAGTGCCTTCTGGTTATTGCTATCAAGCCATTGATCGCCGTGAAGTCAATGGTCGATGGGATGATTTAATGTTGGTTATTGAGGAGGGTTAATCTAGGGAAAAGTCGTGAGGAGATGCGACAGGCATGAAGCAGCATCAGCGTAGCAGTAAGTGCTGCCCGCAAAACGAGCCTTAAGATGGTAGAGAGTCGCAAAAAAGACCAATGAGCGAATATGTGCGCGTCATCGAAGAAGAAGATGAAGGCATTGGTCTTCTCAAGGCTTTGTCCATCCTTTCTGCCAACGAACATCGCAATACTTCCCGATGGGAGCTTGTTGAAAAGCAATGCTTTAAGAATGGTCGTCTAGACGAAACTCACATTTATGTGATGAGCGTCTACGAAAAACCTGACGAGCATTTTGAGCCCACCAAGTTTCTTACGTTTGAAATTGAGGCGATGGCTAAGTCTTATGTGATGGAAGACTTGGAGCATCAGCTTGCCAGCATTCGCGGCGAAGACGATGGTGAGGAAGATTGATTATTAGTATTCCTGATAAACGACTTTTATTGGAAATACTAATAAACTGCGTTATTTTGTGGACTGCTCTGCAAATACGATAAAACTTGGCAGTCCCAGTAGCCATAAAACCGAATGATCGTAAAGACCGCTAAGCGTGGCGAGTTGCACTGCAGATGGTTCTGTCTCTCCGCGTTCCATGCGGCAGTAAGTTGATTGACTGATATGTAACTTTTCGGCTACGTCACGCTGGGAAAGGCCACTATTTTCCCTTAAGCGCTTCATTCGAGATGCTACAAAAAGTCTGCGTTCTGGATGCGAAAGCTTAAGAGCATTTTTTTCGCTAGTCAAAAATTTCATGGCATTAACATTTTTTCAATGGTCCAACCCTTTGAGTGTTTTCTTTTTCCTTTGAGTACTTGCCATAAGTTGCCAGAGCTGAGGCAATGCTTACGGCATGTGTCCGTCAAATTGGTGGTCACAAGGATTGTCCCATCATGATGCCGAAGGCAGTAATAATACCCTTTGGCCCCAATTGACTGACAGTCGCTCAATGTTTTTCTGAGCAAGAATTTCTCCTTGTCCGTTTTACCTGCATACAAAGAGCCCTCGCCTTCTCTCCTAAACGAAAAGGCAGAACTAGTTTGCTTGGCGCGATTTGCGAAGTGAATGTTTGCATCTATTTCGTAAAAACTATGCAAAAGAATTTCTGCCTCAATCGCCTCTTCGCTCGTGTCAAAAGTTGAAAGAATAATTTTCTCTGTGGGCTTAAATGTTTTATCAGTAAAACTACCCATATAAGGATCCTCATCCGGCGGAACGGAGCAGCTTCGTTTTCCGATATAGCCTCGCCCCCACGGCTCGTATGAGTAATACACATAATGCCAATTAGTCATTTGATTCTTCCATGAATCACTTGACGCAGTATAGTCGATTCTATTTTGTAGTATGTAAATATGGACTCCCAAAATGGCTTCCGTTACGACGTTTCCACCATCCAGAACTACGTGTTCACGGATGAGGGCTACTTGCGCGTAAAAGCGCGAATAGCTCGCACTGGAATCCAATCGTATACTGACGCCAGTGGCGGTGTCCGCTTGGAGTATAGACCCCAAGACGAAGTGGCTTCGCAAGAAGCCCTTGATAGTTTTCGGGAAAAATGCGTCACCAAGGAGCACCCTCCAGTGTTGCTTGATGCCGTAAACACAAAAGACTATGCAGTGGGATTTACCAGTGCAGATGTCTCGTACTCTGATGGCTTTGTTGAAAGCACACTGACAGTAACTGACCAAGAAACCATACAAGCCATCATGCGCGGAGACGTGCGTGAAGTATCGTGTGGTTACAAGGTCGATTACAGTCCGGAACCTGGCATTACGTCTGACGGCCAACATTACGATGGCATTCAGCGTAATATTCGTGGCAATCACGTGGCCATTGTCAACAGGGCTAGAGGTGGGGCGCAAGTGCGTCTCATGCTTGATTCAGCGGATGCCGCTGTCAATGAATTGATTACTCCCCAAAAGGAAAAAATTATGTCTGCAAACATTGCGTTTGACGGCGTTTCCTTTGAGGCGGATGCAGCCCTCGCGGCTGCTATTGCTGCTGAGCGTGAAGACGCAAAAGGCAGTTACGCCGAAATGAAGCGTCGTTACGAAGACGCCATGGCTGAAGCTTCCAAAATGAAGGAAGAAATGGATGCCATGGAAAAAGAGATGAAGGGTAAATGCGACGCCGCCGAAGGCCGCGCCGATGCCCTGGCTGAGCAGGTTGAAGAACTTAACACTGAACTAGCTGCTGCCAAGGAAGTCAATCTTGACTCCATGGTTGAAGAGCGAGTGGCTCTCATCGAAAAAGCAAAGCCTGTGCTTGATAGCGCCTATGAATTTGCTGGCAAAAATGCCCGTGAAATCATGGAAGCATCCATCAAGGCTGTGCGTGGTGACGAGCTGGATCTCTCTGCAAAGAGCGATGATTACGTGCAGGCAATGTTTGACACTCTCTCTGAGGGTCGCAAAGATTCTGCCACCACTGATGAGCTGCGTAAAGCAGTGGCATCTATCGCCACCCCCGCCTCTGCTCCTTCTTCTTATATGGAGAAGCTGCAGAATGCATGGAAAACTCCCCTCTCCGTTTCTAAGGAGCGCTGAACATGTCCGTAACTTTTTCTGGAACTGTCACTGGCGTGACGGGCGGTGTGCAGCAAGCCTATGCTCTGCAGCATGATCCCCTGCTCGAAGGCCAGCTTTCTGACATTCGCGACAACACCATTGCCACCTACATCAACGAAACTGGTGGCGTCATTGCATTTGGTAATGCAGTGATCTTTAATAGCGGCGGCACTGCTGATGCCTCTGCCAAAACTGTAAGCGGCACTGCGCTGCCTCTGGCTGGCGTGAATGTGCTTACTTACGTTGACGAAACTGCACTTGACGGTGCTAATCGTCCTGGCGTGAAGGCCACTCAGGCCATGAATGTTGCCAACGAAGGCGCTGTTGCCGTTTACGTGCATGGCACCGTTTCTCCTGCAACTGCCGTTCGCGTTATTCACACTGCTAGCGGCACTTTGGTGGCTGGTCAGTTTGCTGCTGCTTCTGTTAGCGGCAAAACTGCTCTGGTGTCCAACGCTCGCTACCTCAGCTCTGTCACGGGCTCTGGCCTGGCCATTCTTGAACTGAATGGTCCCAGCCTTGCGCTCACGGCTGACACCACCACTGCTTGATAGGAGGCTTACCAATGTCTGAATTTCGCATGGACGAAGCGGGCCTGTTTCTTGAGCGTCAGCTTGAGTACATCCGCCCGCAAGTATTTGAAGTCGAATATGCCGACATCAAATATCCCACCATTCTGCCTGTAACCAGCGAAGCTGGTCCTGGCTCTCAAACCTTCACCTATCGGATCATGGATTCGACTGGTGATTTCAAACTTCTCGCTGATGCTGCTGATGATCTGCCGCGTGCTGATATCAGCCAAGTGGAGAAGAGCATTGTGATGCGTTCCTTCGGTGGTAGCTTCGGCTATACCGTACAGGAACTGCGTGCTGCTCAAACGGCCAACATCGCTCTGGAGCAGCGTCGTGCTGCTGCTGTGCGTCGTGCCTATGAGGAGAAAGTGGAAGAAGTGGCCATGTTTGGCGAATCTTCTGCTGGCCTTGCTGGTTTCTTTAACAACTCCACTGTTGACGTGGTTGCTGCTGATAAGTGGTTCACTGGCGCTACTGCCACTGGCACCTCTTCTCAAGACATGCTGGATCTGCTGAACTATGGCGCTACTGCCATCGTTAATGCTTCCAACATGAAGGAACAGCCCGACACCATTCTGATGGCTTGGGAAGATTATCAAGTGATTTCTACTCGTCGCAATTCCGACTCTTCGGACGTGACCGTGCTGGAATTCTTCTTGCGCACCAATCCCTTCATCCGTAACGTTGAGCCCATTAACCAGCTCGACTCGGATAAGAGCAGCCTCACCAAGAATCGCATGGTGTTCTACCGTCGCGATCCTCAAAAGGTGCAGCTCCACATCCCGCAGCCTCTTGAGCTGTTCCCGCCCCAACAGCGTGGTCTGGAATTCATTGTTCCTGCTCATGCCCGCGTGGGTGGTGTGGCCCTCTACTATCCGAAGAGTGTGCTGTATCTTCAGGCTCCTTGAGTCTGAATAAAGCGAGGGCGTTAAGCTATTAAGCAGTTCTTTTTGAACACAATGTTGATTGCTTATCGCCCTGAGCTTGAAAATCCTCCTCGTGAAGGTGGTTTCGGTGTTATCACTGATTCAGGACTCATCCAACTTAGTCCTGGCGTAAATGCCGAGGTGCCCGATTCAAAATGGGCACAAGCCCGCATTAATCCAACTGTGAAACGGCTGATGGCCATTGGAGCCATTGAAGAACTGAAGGCTGAGCCAACAGTTCGTGACATTCCCGAGAGTGTTGAAACCATTTCTCAGTTTCCAATGACAGATGCTCTTCGCATGATTGAAATTATGCACGATGAAGAGCAGCTTAATGATTGGAAAAAGATTGAAGGGCGCATCCGTGTGAGGAATGCCATTAATAAGCGTCTTGAAGCCATTCGTACAGGGAAGGCATAATTATGACCGTCACTTACGAAAACTTCCTAGAGCGTTTTCCTGAATTCACTCCCCATCCATCGGGAATTGTGAATGGCGCCATTGAAAGTGCAAGTGCAGACGTAGGAGAGGACATTTTTGGCGATCAAACTGATCGCGCTGCTCGTTTTCTTGCTGCACATATTATTGCCATTCAACTTGCTCAAATGGGCATCATGATTGGCGCCACTGAAGGGAAAGTATACGGGAAGGGACTAGAGGCTA